TCGTGACCGAGCGCATGCTAGCCTCGCTTTCCTGGCTCCCCGGCCCGCGCGGGCGGCCACTCGCTGCGCGGGCCGGGGCTGCTTGCTACGTCGCCTCCAGAGCGGTTCGTACCTCGTCGGGGTAGTACGTCACGACGAACTCGATCAGGTCGGACAGCCGCTGGCCGTTCGGCTGACGCCACTTCACCCAGAGTTCCAGGTTCCCCGGATCGTTGTCGTCCCGGATGCCGTTCTTGTGGTGCGGCTCCTCGTGCCGGTGCAGCGGGCGGCCGATCACCTGCTCCATGACCAGCCGGTGCTCAAGGACAGGACGGCCGTTTCGCCGGTCGGGTGCCATCCGATAGCCGTCTGATGTGGTGTATCCCTGGCTCTGCCGCGGGTTAGCGCCCCACTTCCCGGCCGGGTCTCCGGTGCGCTTCCAACGCTGGTAGTGCATATTGCACCAGGTCAGGCACTTTACCGGCCTGGTGCATCCTTCGACCGCGCACTCCAGTCCCTCGTACTGGCTCCGGCGTCGCAGTCCTGCCTGGGAAGCTGCTGTGCCGGGCTCTCCGTTGCGCCGGACGCGCATGTAGTGCACGTCGCAGTACCCTGCGGCCTTCACGGGGGACTCGCAGCCATCGACGGAGCAAGTCGTCCCTGGCTCGTACTGCGTCTTGACGCGCTCCAGGCGGCCGTAACGGGACAGCCGCTGCCAGTGGACCTTGCAGTATCCGTGCGAATGCGGTTTAGCCGTGCATCCGTCCGCGAGGCATTCAGGTCCGCGCCTGACATACGGCCGGAGCGGCTTGAGCGGCTTGCCGTTGAGAGCCTGCCGGTAGTGCGCTGTGCAGTAATCCCGTGAGTAGCGAGGTTTCTCGCAACCCTCGAATGAGCACGTGCGCGTAGTCTCTGGCATAGCTGGCACCCTCCTATACAGGGTCCTGGCTGAGAGCGGGCGGTGGGCTTACCGTCCGTTCTCCCAGTATACCAGCTACTCATCGTGTAACAAACCTTGTGACGTTCCGTGGAAGTAGTGCGGTTACAGCATGCGCTCATCGTCCTGCAGCCAGAGCCTGGGCTTGCCGGTGACGCCTGCATGCGTAGCCGCATTTCCGCAGGTCAGGTAGCTGCGCCCTGGTACATCTTGATCGCGCCCGTGCGGTCCACGAGGGTACCATCTCCTCTAAGTATAGCACGGAAGGTCACAAGGTCCGAACCGAAGGCGAAGTCGTCCGAACGCTCGAACCTCACGCCTCCCACCAGCCTCACGAAGTACTGGCTGAAGTCGCCGAACGCGATGGACTTGGACCCGGTCGCCATGGCGGGCATGAACGGGTCGGCGACCAGGGGCTTGCCGAGCAGCAGGTCGGGAGACCCGAGGACCGCGGACGGTTCCCAGATCGGCCTGCCGACCGTGTCGGTAATTTTCCTGAACCCGCCGATGGTCTTGTCCGCGGCCAGCCAGTAACACGACCTTGATTGTCGGTATGGAGCTATTACGCTGTACTCCAGGTCGACCAGGTTGGCGTAGCTGGGCGCGCCGGCCACGCCGGTCACCGAGCCGGTCACGCCGACCGTCGCGGTGCTGACCAGGCCGGCCGGCTGGCCGGTGCCAGTCCCGTTGACCAGGTCGTTGCCGAAGGCATTGCCCAGCGCGCGTCCCGCCTGCATGGCCAGGTACCCGAGGAGATCGACGGCCGTGTCGTCAATGAGCTCGCGGGCGACCTGGAGCATGATGCCGTACTTGAAGGCCGACAACGGCTGCATGCCGAACGTCGGGTCCGACGTCGGGAGCGTGCCTGCCTGGGCCGCGGAGGCCGCGGTGGAGTGCGCGGTCGTCTTCGGCACCTGCAGCGTCTCGCCGCCTCCGGTGTTGAGCACGGTCGGTCCGCACTGCATGACACCCGAAACTTCGATCAGGTGTGCGATGAGCATGTCGTAGAAATCGATCGGCACGATACTGCTAGCGGAACCGCCCGTCCCAGCAGTCAGGACGCGGTAGTTGATCGGGCCGAGCTCGGGTGCGCGGCGGATCTCCAGGGCACGTCCGGCGCCCTCGTCTCCGCGCGCCCACTTGCGGACCTCGTCCAGCATCTTGGACCCGCCGGCGGTGCGGGCGGCCTGGCCCTCAGCGGGCTTGCGGCCGGACAGCGCGTCGAACGCGTCGTCGGCTTCCTTGGCCCGCTTCTCGGTGTCCAGGACCGCCTTGATCCGGACGTCAAGCTTCTGCATCTCCTCCTGCATCGCGTCCCACTTGCCCTGCTCCTCATCGGTGAGGGCGCGGTTCTCGGATGCGGCGGATTCGGCGATGCCCTTGGCCTCCTCCCATACCTGGAGGCGCCGATCCCTCAGACGCTTTGCGACTTCAGAAGGCATTTTCTTTCCCTTTCGCGTTGGTTGCCTTCTGCACCTGCGCTCGCTCCGTCCGTTGATCAGCTACGGCCTCAGCGCGCTTGCACTGGTTACTGCGTGGTTGTTACTCCTCGTCCACCCAGGGGTCTTCCATGTTGGCCTGCAGGGTGAGCAGGGCCTGGGCACCGGTCAGTACCGGCTTCTTGGGCGGCCGGACGCGCTGGTCAGGCTTCGGCCTGCCGCCGTCGATGTCGCGATAGCGCTTGAAGAACTCCATCGCCCGGCCTTCGTTGAGCCTGCTGCGGACCTCCTCCACGTCGGCCTGCACCCAGTCGGCGAGGCTCTGGACTGCGCCGTTGAGCGCGCGGGCGCCGGCGGTGGCATCCGGGTAGGCCGGGTCCAACACGGGCGCCACGTCTACCAGCTGCACCGACAGCAACGTGCGCATCGGGTAGTTGAACTCCGACACGCCCCACTCGTCGCCGCCGGGGAACACCCGGAACGCGAACGAGCTGTGCCGCACGTCGCCGCGGGTCACGTATTCGAGGACGTCGGCGCGGGCGTGCGGCGGATTGACCTCATAGGCGAGCCCGGTCTGGTCGGTAGCCAGCCGCAGCGTGCCGGCGTGCGTGGTACCCAGCAGGGCGTCGTCCTTGTGGTTGTAGCGGCAGACCACGTCGGGCCAGCCGAGGGTCTTGGTCTCGTTGAACGCGGTCGGGTCCACCTGCTCCACGAAGCCGCCCAGCTTGCGGCTCAGCTTGCCGAACGCCGCCGCGTAGCCGTAGATGAACTGCGGGCCGTGCTCGGCCTCCTGGCGCACCTCGGGCGGGAACCGGGTGAAGCGGCGCTCGGGCATGCCGTCCGGGGGCAGCTCGCCGAACGCGGCGCGGTTGTCGCCGGAGACCGTGACCCCGAACTTGCGGCATGCGGCCAGGATCTTGCTCATGGCCTGCTTGCCGAAGGGCGACTGCGGAGCGCGAGCGAGTGCATTCCTAGCGTGAGCCTCGTCATGCACAGGAAAGTGCCGCTTGCTCCTAGGTATCGTCTTCCCCCCGGCATCCTTAGAGCCACCAGGCTCTATATAGGCAAAAGCAGAATCGGGGAGGTCGTTGATGGCCGCTGACGTCATCTCGGCCCTGGATTCACTCATGTAACAGACCTTTCATCAGTGACCATCGCCGCCGTTTCCGCTGCCATTCGCCCCGGACAGCACCAGGTCCCGCTTGCTCGGGATCCAGGCGCCCACGAACTCGGGGCCGTCCGCCTGCCGGTGGGCCTGGGCGCGCTCCGCCGCGCGCTTGGCCTGCAGGAAATTCCAGATGAGCTCGGCGTCGTCGCGCTCCTCGCGCGTGCCGTAGTGCCGCCAGGTCCATCTCCAGGTCGATCGCCGACTCCATCGACTTGGGGATGCCGCGGATCGACCGGGCCATCGCCACCATGACGTCCAGGGGGATGTACTCGTTGCCCTGCCCGCCGGGGATCGGTTCCAGGTCCTCCAGGTCGCGCATCTCGTCAATGGACCGCAGGCCCATTGAGCGCTGCAGGTCGTAGATCTCGGTGCGGGTCTTGAGATCGGTCTTGAGCATGGCATCGCTGTTGAAGCGGCAGTACCGGTTGGTCGGCAGCAGGTTGAAGAACGCCGTCTCCAGCCTCACGAGCCACGGCCGCAACGCTTCTATAACTTGCAGTGTGCTTTGCTCTACAGTATTATAGGTCAAGCTGTCCCCGCGAGTACCACCAATGCGATCTGGTGGCAGGTTTAGCACCGAGGCAATCTGCGTCGCATTCATCCGTAGCGCCTCAATGAACTGCGCTTCGCTCGGCGGCACCACTACTGGCTTGTAGTCCCAGTCGCGTCCGTACACCAGCGGCTCACGGCGGCGCATCGTGGACACGAGCATGGCCCGGATCTCCTGGGCCTGCTCGTCGGAGACCTCCAGCTCGTTGTTCTGGAAAGTCCCAGGTGGGAAACCCCCGGCCATATACCAGTCGGTCCCGTAGCGCTCGGCCTCCAACCCGGACAGGATGGTCAGCGCGAACGCGCGCAGCGGGGAAATCCCCTCGATGCGCCCGGGCAAGCTGAACGCCTTGACGTGGAACAGCTCGCTGCGGTCCATCAGCCGGCCGTAGACGTAGATCCGGGCACGCATCGGGTTCCACGGCTGCATCTCGTCGTCGGTGA